CTGTGTTATAAATCCAAAATGTCTAAACAAGTGCACTACATAACTAGCAAATAATGCTAAAGACATACATTTAATACCCAATGCTCTTCGCAAATTATCACAAGCATTCCATTTTACATACATGTCAGGGTTGGATTGAAGTAGATATAAACTATTACATATTGAAGCTAAATTATACACTCTCTTAACATCATCATTAAATAAATCTTCAATTGTTGATAAAAACGACTGAAACTCTTCAAATTGTATACTAACTGGAATACTCCATTCCAATCGCGCTCCATCATTCATCTGTAATTGAGCGATTATTTTGTCTTTTGAATTAGATTCTTGTTTTCGCTGGATAGCATAAATACGTTGCAATCTATTGTACTCTTGTTTTACTTCCAGATTCTTTGCATACTTATCTAAACCTTTATTTTGTAAAATTTGTAAACGATTTTTACCATCATTTTTATGCGTCTTATTATCTCTTTTAGTGTTCTCTTTAATATTACTCTGCATAATTGCATTTACAGGGAAAATTTTCATCAATTTCATGTCGAGTTTCCCTAGAATGTTGATATAATACGTGCTTAAAAGTTTATATAGCATTTTATAACTAGCATCGTCTCTCTTAATTCTTTTATTTTTCCCTTTACCTGTGACAATATGGGTAAAATCACGAGCTTCCATTGATAAGTGTCCTGATTGTGCATCGAACTTTATAGTTACTTTACGATTAATATATTGATCCAATTCATTTAATAAAATAGTGTAATTTATCTCTCTAACAATTTCACCTGTACACCGTCTCATCTGTTTTTCAATTGCATTATTAATATCATTCTGTGTATACGTGATAATCTTTCCATCGTGTACATATACATCTCCTGCTTGAATTATTGATTGAGTGTTGCCATTAGAAGCATGCATTAATCTGTTCCGTTGTTTTGCTAACTCTTCCATGCTTCTTCTACATTCTGCATCGAAAGCCAATTCGTCATCAATATTCTGAATATACAAACTTGGGTTATAATTATCATTCAAATTGCGTCGATTATACCGGAAAATACGTTGCTTCTTGATAACTTCTTCAATTACATTAATTTCAGCAATTGAAAGCTCTGCCAACTCATATACCATTTTCCATCCTTCTTCATCATTAAATGAAAGCTTGAGTGCTATTTCTTGTTTCCTCTTTGGTTTCACGTTCAAAATGCGCTCTCTCTTCTCAGCTTCACGCTTCTTTGCGATGTCGTTCGTTACCAAACCACGGAATGGTGCACCAACAAAGTGATAATGAATAATGCTTGTTCTATCACATTCATGTACCACTGTCTCTACACCTCTTGAAAGAATGTTTAATTGTTGTTTGAATGATAAAGCCATTTCGTTGATTTATAATGTATTTTATATTTGATATTGGATTTGAATCTTCGTTTTAAAATTGTGGGATTTTTGTGCGCTTTAATTAAATCTTATATATGTCTGCATTAGGAAAAGAAATTTAGGACATCTTGCTGAGCCCTTCACCAGCAACCAGAGATCAGCCATATCTTTAGGTTTACTTTATTCACACCCAGATATAAATCCGCTATCCGTGGGTTTATCACGCATGCGAAATTTTGGACTAGCCAAGACTGATTTAAAGATTAACTTGTCACTTGCAATAATTATCATATTAAAGTTCCCACAAGATCCCCATTTCACAAATGTACTTGATGATCCCTAGGCCCAATATTCCTAAGAATTCATACGAATCAACTTGGTAGCATATGGATGTCACCACCCAAAATGTTATCATCATCAAGCTATTTATAAAACAGTTCGTTTAGGTACTAAATAATACTTTAAAAATTCAAGCCTTGCCTTACTTTAGTATTTTTGCATCATTAAATGTACTAGAAAATTTATCATTCTTGGGGAACATAGTGATTGGGGTTCATTTCACTATGTGCGGCGTACACACTTAACTCAAGGATACCGCCAAACATTAAATTTTATAGTACATCCAATAACCCCGGTCAGAACCGAGTTTTGGATTTTTCTTCGTTCTAAAACACATCTCATCCTTTTCCAAAGGGAATCAACGTCAGATTAATCTAGATATAAACTTCCTACTACTAATAAAGTTGTGTGTAATATTATGGATATATGTCGTTAATCATAGTCAAAATGAGTATATGCAGAGCCTACAAAAATGCGGGTAGTGGCATATCGCGTGTGTTGTCAACGTGTTTTGTTTTGTTTTACGTAATTTAATTACATCAAAAGATGTTTCATGGCAAGCCCGTCGGCATCCCTAAAATCGACAGATTTTTCGGGTCCCATTTCTCAAATTTTATCCATCTAGGACCAGTATGGTTCTGGCAGAAGGAGGTTAGCAAAAAGCTAAC